ACCCGAAACAATTGATGCAATGGGAGCAGTGTAACCATAAGGAACAGTAGTCGGTAAATCTGCAATGGCAATAGGTCTGTTCTCCCAAAGTTGTGATGTGCTATTGTACATCAAGGCATTCCTATTTGCTAACGTAGCGGGGTTTATATACACGTCGTGAAGTTCCGCTAATTCCCACCCGTTCATAATCTTAACGTAGATCTTTCCTTGGCTTGCGTGTCTGTATTCAACATAACCAATAACCACGATGTGACCCGTCAACCCATTTGGCTTCACGTTCGTAATAAGTCCCGCAGTTGTTGGACTTAGGTATAGCACGTCACCTTCTGCCCACGTTTCACCTTGCAAGCTTCCAGTGGTGTTGATACCTTCAATTTGGCCAACGGTCATAATAAAACCTTCTTGGTTCGGTGCAATTGTTTCAATAACAACACCGAGCGTATCGGCTGAATTTAGGTCGTTGTTTGCCCTCGCTAAATCAACCGCTAATCTTTGTCCCTGCGCACCCGCTACCTTCACCACCTGATAAGATGCCTTGGTTAGCGTGGTGTTTGGGTTTACCTTATTCACTACCCGAGCGACTAAATCAACGCCATTCTTTAAATATACTGAACCACCTTTTAAAAGTGTTTCTGAACTTCCAATCGCATCGTTCCATTGAGTACCTCCAACCGCTAACGCTCCCGTAGGGTTTACGTTTAAATTAAGTTGATCGGCAGTAAGGTTGTACGTTCCAAGATCAACGTTTTGCGTCGCTCCCGTGTAAGGAACTAAATCTAAAATGTCCGTTTGCAAATTGGATACATCGGTTTGCAAGTCGGTGAAATCCGTACAAGTCAAAAGATCAGCGCAGTTGAAACCACCACCGCCACCGCCACTCTTAGCAACCAAATCGGCATTCTCAACCCCACTTTCAAACCAATACTCGGTTGCACCGCTACCAGTATCAACTATTAAAGTCAATCCAATATAACGCCTATCCTCGGCAATATACGCCAAAGCTGAGGCGGTTGAACTGAAAACACCCAATCGATCGTCAACGGGTGCTGGCTTGTTTATTTCTAAATTATCGCTTAATCTAATCATTGCAAAGTCATTGGTGCAGTGGCTTCCGTTTGCCACTTAGTTACATAAATAGTGTACCCATCTTGGGTATCGTACACCTCAAATAAATCGAGGAAGTTCCCTTGGTCAAACGCACTTCTAAACCAGTGCGAAAGGCTATAAGCCGAAGGAACGGCAAACCACAAAAACATATTGCTCACCGCCCCACCATCGAACACCAACTGAAACGGTTGGTTGGGTGCAACGGCCTGCTCGTTTCCATCGTAAAGTTCAATATCAATAGTTGCTTCAACCGCTCCGTAATAACAAATATCAGGGTTCGCCTGCGTTGGTATTTCGCAAATTGACAAAGCCAAAGGAACGTTGAAGGTTAACACCGCACGGCATCCCGCCACCCGATCGCCAAACCTATCCACGAAGTAATCCACGTTCGCATCGGCAGTAATATCGAAGTCATTGCCAAAGGTGCGTTGGTATTTAATCATGAAATCCCCTGCAAGTTGAGTCATGTCGCTCATTACCTCATCGGGTTGCAACGTTTGAAAGTCCAAGGCGTCCGAACCAGTTGGGCGGTCTGCTACCTTTTGCGATTCCTCGACCTTATCCATGAACACTAAGCCAACGCTGAACTGAACAGAGTTTGTGGCGAATCGTGAACCTTCCAACGTTGCAAACACCAACGGGTAATAAATGCGATCAACCGCAGGACTTACGAAGTTGGTAATATTTGCGCTATCAGGATCAAGGATGTTACCCGTCCCAAACGAGTTAACGAGTGGGTGCGTTTCTGCGAACTCCCGTAAGCTTCTTTTTATCGTGTTCCAACTTTGCATTCTTCTCTAAATAAACCCTTAATTTGTCTTGATTCTTTTTGTGTGCGCTCATATTAATAGCAATCGCAATCTCTGTTAAAATCGGCTTGGTAACGTTTGGCGTAATCACCGCAACAACGGTTGTTATTCAACACCAATCCCGAAGTATAGTTACGTCTGTTTGGGTAAATGGTATCGATGAAAGCCGTCGGTGTTTGATACGCTGGGTAATCGGTTAAATTCGCTAAAATAAAACGTGTGATTCTTTCAGCGTACCACTCCGACTTACTACGGTAGTAATCAATCAAACGTTGCAATTCTCCAACGCTCGCTTGTGTGCTGTTTTGGTCAGTACCACGCTCAACGTTTTTGTTACGCAGTTGAAAACCGAACGCCATAGGAAACTCCATTTGTACGTACATCTGCAAGCATGGCTGAATGTAATCGCTTAACAAGTCCTCGTTTTCTTGCGTCAATGTGTTGGCAATAATTTGCGTTTGCAATTCTTTGTAAAGGTCGCTTCCAATAATCGGTTGAATGTGCATCTCTTGGCACATAATTACCGTAGGGCGTAATTTTACCATGCTCACGTTCTCGTTAATTAACGAAGCATCTTTGAGTTGTTTCTCGGTTATGAATAATGCTTTTTGGCTCATGCTTTCGGTTTTACAAGTACTTGCATCCAAGTGTGACGGCAGGAAGGGTAGTGTTGGTTGCTATCAGGTTTCGTGTACCAACCACCTTTTCGCTCCCAAACGGAGTAACCCATGATTTGGGAAATTTGGTTGATGTCCTCACGGGTGTAATACCTACCGAGTTCAATCATTTTCACGCAAAATTCACGGCTTCCGCTGATCAGCTTTTGCGGACCATATTCGGGAAGTACGTCGTATTTGTACATCACCTGAACCAACGGCACACCATCGGGGTTGCGTGGCTTAATAAAGTCCTTTGCAGACTCACCAAGCTCTTTTAACGCTCCACGTATATTGATAGCCTTCGCTTCGATAAGTGCGCTGATACGGTCTGAAATTACCTTGATTGATTGCTTCGTTTTTTCAGCGATTTTGTCGGAGGTGATGGCGGGGTCTTTCTCGATTAGCTTCAAGATTTCGGCATCCAATTCAGCGTATTCACTGGCGAACTCTTGCTCCATGAGTTCAAACCCGTAACGCATCGGGCGTGCTTTCAATTCAACGAATGAACCGCTATCTACCCCGAACTTTTGAAACAACTCTAACTCTTGTTTCTCTTTGCGAAATTCAACGTGGTTAAAGTTTTGCGCTTCCTTCGCAGGATCGATTTCTTCAATGGGTGGTAATCCCGCCTTTTCTCGAAGTTCGTTTTTGGTCATAATTTGCACCAACGAATTTTCGCTCAAACGCTCGGTGATTGGATCGGTAGGTTCAATTTCTAAAACTGCCAAACCATTGAAGGAAAACAAGTAGTTAAATACTCGCTCCAACTTTTGCACTCGGTCGTTAACGTAAACCGCTTTGAATAACTCATACGCTTCAATCAATTCACCACGCCCACCAAGTTGACCCGAAGTACGTACACCGAAAAGCATGGGTGAAGTAACACGGTGCGCCACAAAGATTTCGGTTTGGATGGTTTCATTCAAGATATTGAACTGCTTATCCAAGTCGTTAGCGTTCAACGGCTCGATTTTCAAGCCAGTGTCCTGCGTATCGTTGAAGTTCACCACGATTCTTTCGCCGTCATCGCCCTTCATTTGGCGCAACAACTGCCTTTTAATATCCCGTTGTTCTTCGTCACTCGGTACTCCGTTGTTGAAGTTGAAAAGGAAACCACCTAAGAAGCCATTGCGTAGATTGTTCACGTGATAGTTTGCTATCCTCGCATCGGTTTCAATGTACGCCAACGCTCCCAAATACTCGGGCACGGGGTAATATCGAACGCTCGGAGCGTAACTGCAATAGTAATAAAGCTGTTTGCCTAACCTCTTTTCAGGGTTGAATGGCTCGTAAGTGCAAAGTCCTTCGGGTTCGCCAAATTCCTTCCATTCATCAGCGTAATAAAACTTATCGCCCTCGGGAGTTCGCCGAATGTTACCGAAGTTCTTATGTGCGATTTGTATAATACGACCTTGCAAGTTCCAAACAATCTCCAACGCAAAGCCATTGAAGATTTCGAAATCTAACGTGGTTTTGTAAAGGATATCGTCCAAGTCGTCGTAAGGGTTGGGGTTATCCATTAGCTTGTTCAATTCAGCTAACTGCTCACCTTGTACTTTCGTAGCATCGTACGTAAACCCTTTGCCCGTGATATAGTTCACCTTTCCGTTAACAATAGCGTTGTGCTTTGCTGAACGTTGGTACATTTCCAACAAGTAATCAGGGTAGCGGTTATTCTCCCCGTACATCACATAATCTTTTCCGTTAACTACCTTGTATTCGGGTAACTTGCTTTCAAAATCTTGCTTGAAAACAACGCCCTCTTTCGGTAGTCCGTACTTCTTTTTTTCTCTTCTTGCCGTCATAAATTCGGTTCAATATAGGTAACATCGTTAGCACTGAAAACAATATCAGCAACCTCGGATGCTAAAACTTCGTACAATCCAACTTCCAACACCCTCAAAATTTCCTCATCAGTTTTTCCCGTCGCTCCTGCATTGCCCTCGTAAATCGTATATAGGCATTGACCGCTGGGTATATCACCAATAGCAACATCCCAACAATCAACACGGTTAGTAAATGCAGAAAGATTGGAAGCCTTTTCAAAAGCATAAAAGTAATCTGTATTTGTCGCAACATGGTGGATGTTCAAGTAACACCATAAACCGCTAACCATGTTCTCGGTAGCGGTGAAAAACAATCTATTCGTGGCGTTCGCAGTTAGTAATTGCATACTTATATAATGGGCAAATCCAAAAATGTAACGAATAAAAAAAGGGGGCGATCGCTCGCACCCCTCAAATTATGGAAAGTAGGTAGGTTTATGAATGAACGGTAATCGTAGCCGAGGTTTCAACAATTGGATCTTTCTCCATTGAGGTGAACGTTAAAGTCATTCCGTTCAAATCACCCATAGCCGTACCAGTAGCGGAAGTTCCAGTGGTTAAGTAACAACCATTTTCCAAACCAAGAACCCATTTTGTCCCATTGCGATCCTCAGCAACAACTGCCAATTTCGCCTGAGCCAATAGCTTCAACTCATTGCGAAGTACTGCGGTCAATTTTGGAAGAACAATGGTTAATTCTGTTTGGTAAAAAGTAGTGCCGTTTTCAACCGAAGAGGTAACAGTTTCTGTAAACTGCGCCGTGTTCATTGGCAGTTCATACAAATACATTGAACCCGTAATAGTTGAAATTACCCCAGCAGTAACTGCCCCATAGGTAATATCTGCAAAATTTTCTAAGTACACTTTTTTTAATCCACCAACGCTGTCTTTACAAGCGAGTGTGTATCCTGCGGTTAATGCGCATGCCATATCTTTATTTTTTTATTTGTTCAAAAAAAAGGGTGGGCGTTTATACCCACCCCTTGGTTAATAGTTCAATCAGTT